AAGGTAACGGACGCGGATATTCAAAACTGGAAAGAAGAACAAAAAGCAACTAATTAACTACCTTAGCAGGATAATACAAAGGAAATGGCATACAATCAAAAACAGATAGAAACGATCTTTGAATTAATATGTGAAAGGATAGAAGTAGGCCAATCAGTTAACCTAATTTTAAAGGATAGCGATATGCCATCTTCTAGGACGTTTTGGAAATGGCTAGATGAGGACGAAGAGAAAGTAAAGAAGTACGCGCGCGCGAAGGATGTGTACTCTAACAAGATGTTTGAGGATTTAGTATTGATTGCAGATGGTACAAGTACGGACGTTTACCAAGATGAGAAAGGCGAAGATCAAATTAACCACGATATTATTCAAAGGGATAGGCTACGGATTGACGCGCGAAAATGGACGCTATCAAAGCTAAACCCTAAGAAGTACGGAGATAATCAAAAGGAACCAGGGGCCACGGTAAACTACAACGTAAACGTAGATAAGGACGAAATCAAAGGTATATTAGATGACTTTAACAATGAATTGTAAAAATACCTCATTTAGTCGGATGCTTAATTTTAAAGGGATTGGTTAACATCTCTCACGGGGTAGAGACAAGTAAAAAGCTAAAAAATACCCGAAAACGTCGAAAATGAGTTTATCGCCAAAGCACATAGTAATTTACAGAGAGGTTTTAACGGCCTCTTTTTTGCGTTTTAATCAGTATTTTCATAGAAAGCTACATAATGAGCCGTTTATCATTGCCGACCATCACCGAGTTATTGTTGAGGCTTTAATGCGGGTTTATAGTGGAGATGTTAAAAGGCTACTGATTAACATAGGGCCGCGATACGGAAAGACGCAGATTGCAGTTAAGAATTTTATAGCTTGGTGCTTAGCAAATAACGCAGGGGCCGCATTTATTCACCTTAGCTATTCAGATAGTTTAGCCCTGGATAATTCCGAGGCCGTCCGAGATACGATTACATCAGCGGAATACAAAGAGTTATTTCCTCACGTTCAAATCAAAAAAGATAGCAACGCTAAAAACAAATGGTATACCACTCAGGGCGGTGGGGTTTATGCTACTTCGACTGGGGGACAAATTACAGGGTTTGGCGCGGGTTCAATTCAGCCTAGTGGAAAGTTTGACGGGGCTATAATTATAGATGACCCAATAAAGCCAGACGATGCGGAAAGCCAAACGATAAGAGAGCGAATAAACCAGAGGTATGATAGTACTATAAAGAACAGAGTAAACAGCCGAGATACGCCTATTATCGTAATAATGCAACGTCTACACCCTGAGGACTTATGCGGATATTTAATTGAAGAAGATACAGACGATTGGGAAGTTATAAAGATTCCAGTTATTAAAGAGGACGGCACGGCTCTATGGCCTCATAAACACACTATCGAGGACTTGCAAAAGATGCGAAAGGCAAACCCGACTAACTTCGATAGACAGTATATGCAGAATCCTGCACCGCGTGAAGGGGTTTTATATTCCGAGTTCCGTAAATACTCAGATTTACCAACGGACGGACGGTACAAGATTGAAGCATACATAGATACCGCCGACACGGGGAAAGATTATCTTTGCTCAATTGTATATCTCGTTAAGGATGAATTAGTTTATCTCTTAGACGTGGTTTATACTCAAAAACCAATGGAGGACACGGAGCGCATGGTATCGGCTCAGCTTGAAAAGTACGAGGTTTCTTTAGCAAGGATTGAAAGTAACAACGGCGGGCGGGGATTTGCGCGTAATGTCGAAAGGATGTTAAATGAGGGACGGGTGCGGTGTACTATTAAATGGTTTCACCAATCCAATAACAAAGAATCACGGATATTTAGCCAGAGTGCAAATGTTCAGAATTTTGTTAGGTATCCTCAAGACTGGGAAACGAGATGGTATGAGTTTAGCGAGGCAATTAAGAGATACATGGCAAAGGGCAAGAATAAACACGATGACGGCCCAGATGCTTTAACAGGAGTGGTAGAGAATAGCGTAAAAAAGAAAGTGCAATTTTATTTCGATTAAAATATGGGTCTATTTGATATTTTCAAAAAGCAAGTTAATAAGGACGAAGTAGTCAAAGAATTAACCGATCCGAGTAAAAAGGTAGCGCGGGCAATTTATCAATATCTTGGTAGTAAAGTTCCAATTTGGAAGGAAGCAAACACTACTCAATATGTAACGAATGGTTATAATATTAATCAACTCGTTTATGCTATTATCCAATGGAAAGCGCAAAAATGCGCAATGATAGACTTTGAGGTAGTGGAATATTTAAAGGGCGGAAAATACCGAGTAGTTGAAGATCATCCGGTACTTGACCTTTTAGAGAATCCGAACAAGTGGCAAGGGAAGCAAGAATTTTTCGAGCAGTTCTACGGGTTTAAATTCATTGATGGTAATAGCTATATTTATACGCCTTTCATTGAGAACGGAGTAAATAAGGGTAAGCTAAATGAGATGCACGTATTACCCGCACCTATTACGGAAATTGTGACGGGTTCGGACTTTAATCCTATTGGTGGTTATATCGTAAGGCATACGCCTGTTATTGATAGCAAGTTTGAAGCTAACGAAATAATGCACTCACGATACGCGAATTATGATGCTGACTATTCTAGCTACGTTTACGGAGTTTCACCAATGCAAGCCGCATGGCGATTAATTCAGAAATCAAATAGCAATAACGCAGCGGCAAAGTCAAGCTTTGATAATATGGGCGCTCTTGGGGTATTATTCCAAAAAGATACGGAACTAGCGCGAGATATTACGGACGAACAACGTAAGAAAGCACAATACCAATTAGATCGTAAAGTAAGAGGTACGGATAATAAAGGCCGCATAATTAATACGATAGGAGACTACGGTTATATTAATTTTGGGGCTAATCCCGTGGACCTTGCTTTAATTGAGGACGCAAGAATGACACGCGAGGAACTTTGTACCGTTTTCCATGTTGACCCTGCTTTGTTTGGAGCTAAAGAGGCTAGTTCATTTAACAACATGAAGGAGGCTAGAAAGGTTAGTTTTATTGACGGGGTACTTCCTGAGGTGCAAGGGTTCGCCGATGAATTTAATAGGCACGTAATGCCCGCCTACGGCAAGAATTTACAAATAAGAATTGTAAAGTCTAACATTCCAGAACTACAAGCCGATTTAAAAGAGATGTCTGAGTGGTTATCCCGCGCCTATTGGTTAAAGGAAAATGAAAAGCGCGAGGCAATGGGATATAAGGCAGATTCAACAATGGACGTGTTTCATATCCCTGCGAATCTATTACCGCAAGATGGTACTACCGAGAATATTCAGTAAGTTTGGTGTAAATAACCAAAACACTTTTTACAATGTATCTAATCATAATAATTTTTGCAGCCGCTTTTCTTTTGCTTATAGGCCGTTTATTAGGCGCTTGGCTATTCCGTATTGACGAGGTAATAAAACTCCTTAAACAAATTTTACATGAGCAGCGCGAGGCGAAATTGGACAAGGATAGATAGACAAAAGCGAGTATTTGAAAGGTTCTATCAAAAGGAATTTGAGAAAGCCTTAAACGATCAATTACAGCAAGTTTATTCTTTGATTCCGCTTATGACCAATCCAAAACAGCTAGAGAATCTAAGCAATAAAATAAACATGGAGCCTATTAAAAAGGTATTCCGTGATTTATATACTCGCGTTCCAGTTCAATTTATGGTCGTAACAATGGATCAACTAAAAAGCGCGGGTGAATTAGTGCAAAAGGAATTTGACCCACCAATGGAAGATGGTTTATTTACAAGCCCTGATAGCTTTGTATATCTATGGGAAACGCAATTAGATAGCTGGATTCTTAATAATGTTGGGGATAGGATTGTGACTATAACGGGAACAAGCCAAAAGGAATGGATGAGAATAGTTCAGAACATCACTAGCGAAGCCTTAGAACGCGGTTTATCAATTCCCGACACTATTAATCTACTTAATACGGAAATCCCAAAAGAGTGGAGGAAAACACTATACAGAGCGGAAACAATAGCACGGACTGAAATACTTTCAGCAAGTAACGAGGGATCTTATTTTGCCGCGAAGAGTACGGGATTAGATTTAGTGAAGGTATGGACGGCAAGATTAGATGGGCGTGAAAGATTAGCGCATAGAGAGGCTAATGGTCAGATGGTTGATATGGATAAGCCTTTTATTGTAGACGGGGAAGAATTAAGTAAACCAGGCGATCCAAAAGGCAGCGCGGAAAATGTAATTAATTGCCGCTGCGTTATGCAATTTGTTCGTCGTCAGGTTCCAATAGCGGCGGGTGGTGAAGGTCAAGGACTTTTAGTATAAACTTATCACTAATACTAGCTCCGTATTTATCATTTAATTCCTTTACCCTTTTAATTGAGTATGCTACCTTTCTTTCATAGCCCATTTTTCGATTAGATAAAAACTTTGATCTTATCTCATTGCAGTACATTTCAATTAAGGCGCTGGTATCCATTCCTTTTTTTTCAAAGTTAGATAAAATACACTCAAAAAAATAGTGTTGTATTTTTGCTAACAAAGATTATTTCATGTTTAAGGAATTCGACTTTAAAGGCGAAAATCAAATAGTAGATATAGACCTTACCAAGAACACTGTAAGCGGCTATTTATCTGCATGGGATGTAGTCGATAGCGATCAAGATATGTTGATGCGTGGGGCTTTTGCTAAGTCAATCCAAGAGCGTGGCCCATTGTCAAGTGGTAATCGAAAGATTGCATTTTTACGCAGTCATAACACAGATAGACCCGTAGGCCGTTTCACCGAATTAGAAGAGGATAATAAAGGTTTACGCTATGTGGCTAAGATGAGCCAAAGCGCCGACGGTAGAGATACCTTAATTCAGATTCAGGAAGGTCTTTTAAATGAGCATTCAATTGGGTATCGTAGGATTTGGGATAAAGAACAATGGAATGACCAAGCGGGATATAACGAAGTCCGAGAGGTAAAACTTATGGAGGGTTCCGTTTTAGTATTTGGGGCTAATTCCGAAACACCAATTAGCGAAATTAAAAGTGAGGATAAAGTAAAGATGTTAGCTGATTTATCTACTCGCATGGATAAAGTTACAAGGGTAATAAGTAAAGGCCAAGGATTAACGGACGAGACATTTACCCTTTTAGAAATCGAGCTAACAAGAATCAAAAGTAAATACGAAGCACTTATTAAAGAGCCGATGCAAATCACTCCAAAAGCAGATAAGCCGCTCACTCTATACACAATTAGTTTAACTTAAAAATTTGTTATCGTGGAAATCAACGATCAATTAAAAAGCATGGAGAGCGGTCTTAAAGACAAAATCTCTGAAATCGAAAAGAACGTAACCGAAAAAAATGAGGGACGTTTAAAAGAACTTAAATCAGAACTTGAAAGACAGTTATCTGATTACACTGGAAAGGTAAAAGAAGAAGGCGGGGATCGTCAAAAGCAATTAGACGCGGTTGAAACCAAGTTAAAGACCTTAGAGAAAGCAGGAATGAACGCTAAAAACTCTATTGTTAAGAGTTTGCATGAAATCCTAGCCGAAAACCTAGAAGCTGAGTCAGAATCTTTTAAGAATTGGGCTGAGAAAGGTAGTTTTAAAAACGGAGCGCCTAGTAAAGAGTTTTCTTTAAAAGCGGCTGGTACTATGACCTTTGGATCTAACACCACTGGCAATGTAGTTAACAACGCTTACTTGCCTGGTATCTTTGGAACTGAGCGTAGAAATACCCGTATCCGCAACTTTATCCCAACGGGATCAATGACAGGAAGCGCAATTAACTATGTGGTTCAGTCAGGTGGTGAAGGTGGTGCGAATAATGTTAATGAAGGTAGTACTAAACCAACTACTGACAAAGATGTTATCTTAAAGACCGCTCCCGCGCGTAAGATTGCTCACAATATGCGCGTATCTGAGGAAATGGTAAATGACTTACAAGGTCTTTCTGCTTTCCTTACTTTCCAAGGTATCGAGGATCTTTATGATAAAGAAGATCAACAATTACTTTACGGAACAGGCTCAGGTACTCCTACTCAATTGGAGGGTTTAACCGTTGGTGGTGCATTAACCGCTGCTAGTACTACCTTAACAGGTGTGCAAAACCCTCAAAAAGTAGATGCCTTAATTGCTGCAAGCGAAGCATTAGCGCAAGTAAACTACATGGCCGACACTATCATAATGAATCCTGCCGATGTGTATGGTATTCAAGTATTGAAAGAGTCAGCTGGTAACTATTTAAACCGCGTTAACTTCACTACCGATGGCCGTTTGGTTATTAATGGTATTGTAGTAGGGTTGAGTACTGCTGTAACCGCTGGTGACGTAGTTGTAGCTAATATGGCTAAAGCCGCGTTAATGTTACAACGTGATGCTCCTAGTGTTCGTTTCTACGACCAAGATCAAGACAACGCAATTAAGAACTTAATTACCATCGTAATCGAGGAAAGAATTGCCTTAGCTAAGCCTTATCAAAATGCAATCTTCTACGATTCATTTGCCGACGTAATTACTGCAATTAGCTAGTAGTTAATTCCTATAAATTAAAGCCTCGCATCATGCGGGGCTTTTTTGTTATCTTTGTATAAATCAAGAATATGCAAGTTAAAGTAATTCGCACTCATTTAGATAGGGATCATATCAAACGCGCAAAAGGCGAGATTTATACCACATCTAGCTATAATGGCAAATGGTTAAAAGACTTGGGAATGGTTACGGAGTATATCGAAAGCCCTAAGATTGAGAAACCAAAAGACCAATGCAAGCCTAAAGATGTAGTACCGGTAAAAAAGCGCAAAAACGTAAAAGGAAAATAGATGTTAATTCAAAACAACATTGTAAGCGAAACAGGGGCCGAGCCAATTACAACGGCTTACCTTAAAAACTATTTGCGTATCGGATTTGATACGGACGATGACACTATTACATCTGTTTTGAAGTCAGCAAGGCAATTAGTTGAAAAGTACATTGAACAGGCTCTAGTCAGTAAGAATTACAAAGCCTATTTCTACTCTTTTGAAGAGTGGGACGTGGTAAATTATTACTATAAACTAGAACTACCTATTAGTCCAGTAACAACGGTTACAGCGGTTAAAATTGTGGCGGTAGATGGTACAGAAACGGCAACTACTGATTTTACTACTACGGGACTAGATGAAAAGACTATTACAGTACCGATCGCTTTAAATCTAGCGGGTAGTGTTGGTGTTGGTTACATTGTTGAGTACACCGCCTTTAATGATGCGATTGACGAACCTATTAAAGATGCTATTTGCAAATTAGCGGGCGAACTATACGAGAATCGGCAAGATAGCGCGGTGGATGTTAGTATTAGTGCATTGCCATTTGATGTAAAAAGGATTCTAAACGTATATCGCAAAACCTTTATCTAATGCCAAAGGGTATAAACATAGGATCATTCAGAGACCGTGTAAGCTTTGAAACGGCAAGCGCGGTTAGTGATGGCCAGGGCGGGCAGATACTTACATGGAGTGAAGAGTTTGCTAGTTATGCTGAGGTAATAGAAATATCAGGAGATAGGGCCGAAAGGTTTGGCCAAGTGAATTATAATCGAACCTTTAAGATTCGTTTAAGGTTCCGAAATGATGACACGACTAATTATGAAACCAAGTACCGGATAATTTACCAAGGTTTAGTTTTAACAATCCATAGGATATTAAGCAATAATGAGAGTATTGTTGAAATCCTAGCTTATACGACGGGGAAATGATAACGGCAAAGATTCAGCAGGTAGACATTAATGCACTTGTATCGCGGTTTAAAAAAGCAGGTGCAGAACTTAATAAGTCCGTAGCTGATGATTTAGCCGAAAGCGCTTTAGAGATTCGCAACGGGGCAATTAGGCGCGCACCCGTCGATGGTGGACGTTTACGCGGGGATATTAATATCCGTAAGATTAGGCCAAATGGATTGCTTTGGAATGTAAACGTAAAAGCTAAATACGCGCCTTATATGGAGTTTGGAACAGGTAAAAAAGTGAACCTTACCGAATTAACGGACGCGGGATTTCCTGAGACATACGCAGCCCAATTTAAAGGACAAGGTATTAGGCAAGTAAACCTACAACCCAAACCCTTTTTATTTCCAAGTGTAAACGAGGAAGCACCGCGACTAATGAAACAACTAAGAAACACAATCCGAGTAAGTGGGCGTAAATTCTAAATTTAAGGTTATCGTATTTACTCCAATATGGGGTAGGCATGATATTGTAAGGATATGGCAAAAAGGTATTGAGAGAATTAAAAACTATTGGCCTGAGGCTATTGAAATAATTCCTTTCTGCATGGTATCAAATAAGGCCGATAAAGACATGATTGAGTCTTTTGGTTATCAATATACCTATTGCGATAATACACCTTTAGGAGCGAAGCATAACGCGGGCGCAATGGCTTTAAAAGATATTGACTTTGACTACATATTGCAATTAGGATCGGACGACCTGATTACAAACGAATATCTTGAATATGCTTTAGCGGCAATGGTAGAAGGTAAACAACTATTTGGAGTTAATAAGCTACTATTTTGCGAACCAAAGAAACAATCCGCTTGTAGTTTTCACCTTACCACTCAATCCTATACACTTATAGGCGCGGGTCGATTTATATCACGCGAAGCAATCGAGAAACTGAATTATAAACTTTGGCTCGATGGAATAAATCGAGGGCTTGATATGACTAGCCAATCCAATCTAGCTAACATTGGGATTAGTCCAGAGGTTTTAGAGATTTATAAGTATTGCGTTTTAGATGTCAAGTCGGACACTAATATTTGGAGCTATAAACACTTCGCCGACAATCACCCGAAAGCTAATTACAACCTTGTAAAACATTTATTTCCCGAAATATGAAAGACCCTAGCAATAAAGTAGCTCAGGCGGTTTATGCCCTACTAAATAATAATGTCACTGTTTCGGGTATTACATGGCCCGTTTATCAAGTCGTCCCCGATTCTGTGGATGCGGGTTACGTTTATATTGGAGATTTTCAATACTCGGACGATAGCACAAAAGATAGGTTTTTAAGTTCGTGTAATTTACAAGTCCAGGTTGTTAACTACCAATTAGACCAAGGAGGAAGCGCGAAGTTTTTTAAAGACATGGTTAGTAAGGTGCAAGAGTTGATAAAACCGACGGTTACAAGTATATTAGATTTATCACCTACATTTAATAATACTTATCTTTACACGCAAAATGTGATAGATGCGGGCGGTTTTTTCCCAAATGGAAACGAACAAAGGGCGGTCATCACTTTTAACCTTGAAATTGAGCAACTTTAATAAATAGAAATGGCAGTTACTAACGGAACATCGGTATTACTTCAAATTGGAGGTACAACCATTAACGCTACTACTAATCATACATTTAGCTTGTCTATTGATATGATTGATGTTACTACTAAAGATAGTGCAGGGCATAAGGAATATATAGCGGGCGAAGATGACGCAACTATATCTTTAGAGGGTCTTTATGATCCCGCTGCAACTTATTCCTTTAGTGATTTATTTGCAGCCGCAACAGGTAAAGCTGCCGCTACTTTAATATTTGGACTTGAGAGTATTGGGGCCAAGGCTTATCAGTTAAACGGGTTAATTATGAACCTAGAACTTAGCGGAGCAAAAAACGAAGCTGGTACTTTTACCTGCGAATTCCAAAAAAGCGGTGCAGTAACTGAGATTACTATTACCTAATTTATGAAGCAATTAGAGATTAACGGCAAAACCTATAATGTAGAGTTTAATAATTACGTTCTGCATTTATATGGTGATCTTGCTGGTTTGGATAAGTATAGCGACGTAGCTGATGACTTAAACGAAATCAGTGAGGTAATGCAAGGTAAAAACGAGGCTAAAATTTCTACTCATAAGAAATTAGCCCGACTTTGTTTCGCTTGTTTGAAATCTTCTAATAAAGACTTTGATTTATCCGAGGAAGATATTTTAAAGGAGCTTGTAAATAGTCCAGAGGTTGCAATTGTTATTTTGACCGAGACGCACGAAGCAATGCCTAAGCCTCACAAAGAGGATAGGGTTGATAGTGATAAAAAAAAAGTTTATCCGAAAAAGTAGAAATATACTTTGATGACCTGCTAGATTTAGCAGCGGAGATCAGTTTGCGAGAGAGGGATTATTTTGAGATGAAGCCGCGAGAGTTTGATAGACTTTATCGCGGCTTTTTACTTCGCGAAGAACGGCAATGGGAACGGATAAGAGACCTTATTTTTATTACAATAAAGGTCAATACTAATAAGGGGCCAAAGAAGCCTGAGGATATTCGTAGGTTACCAATAATAGACGCTTTAAAACCTAAAGTAATTCACCAAGATAACGACGTACATGAAAGGCTAAGGACTTTAGCGGCAAAGCTGAATAAAACTAATAAGTAAGATGGCAAATACAACGGGCGATTTAAACGTAGATATTGGGGCAACGCTAACCAAGTTAGATAAAGCACTTAAAGATTTAGGCGGTAAGTTTGATAAGGCAAATAAGGGAGTACAAAGTAGTGCAAAACAATCTAGTGGAAAAGTTGAGTCATCGTGGACTACTGGATTAAATAAGATTGCTTATGGCATGGCGGCGGCTTTTTCTGTTAAAGCTATTGCCGCATTTGCTAAGGAGTCATTTTTAATGGCCGCAAGCCTAGAAGGTATTGAAAACGCATTTAATCGTATTGGCAGTAAGAAAGTATTTGACGACCTGCAAAAAGCAACTGCGGGAACGGTAAGCCAATTAGATTTAATGAAGGCGGCTGTTCAAGCCTCAAACTTTCAAATACCCGTTGATAAACTAGCAAGCCTATTCGAGTTTGCAAGACGTAGGGCGAAAGAAACGGGCGAAAGCGTAGATTACTTAGTAAATTCTATTGTATTGGGTATTGGTCGTAAATCTCCACTTATACTTGATAACTTGGGTATTAGCGCGGTCAGGTTACGCGAAGAGTTAAAAGGGGTAGGTGTAGAATCTGCTACCGTTGCCGATATAACGGAGATTGTAGGCCGTATCGCTCAAGAGGAAATGGGCAAGATGGGCGAAGAAGTTGAAAGCTCAGCCGATGAGGTACAACGATTAGCCGCTGAATTTGATAACCTTAAAATAGCAATAGGGCAGAGGTTAGTACAGGCAATTACTGGAGGTAATGGTAAATTGGCTGATATGCTATCATACCTCACTAAAATTATTAAAAAAGGTGAATTTCTTAGTGGGGGTTTAATATCTGATTTAGAGACAATACAACAATCTACATATGATAGGGCTAAAGGTGGTCTAGAGGAATTGATAAAAAAATATGGTTCAGTTGAAAATGTCATTTCTAAATTAAAAGAAACATCTGAACAATGGCGAAAAACAGCAAATAAGCCGATTAAAACTATAGGCATATTTAATGAAAATACAGGTCGGTGGGATGACCAAACAGAAAAGATAAAAAACCAAAACAGAATATTAAACGCCCAAGCTCAAGCATATATGGACCTTGCTAAAGAGCTACAGCAAGCTTTAGATGCTAAAAACGCACTAAATAAAGAAAGTCAAAAGGAGATAGATTTACAAAATCAGTTATTAAAAGCACAAAATATATATCAAGCTGCCAAGGCTGCGGGTTTAAACAACGGAACTATTACAGGCCCAGGCAATGCACTAGCAAATGTAACGCCCGAAGATTTAGCAGGATTACAAGCCTTCATAGATCAAGATTTAGCGGGTATTGAAAATCTAGATGCGGCAAGCGCTGAGTTTTTTGCAAAGAGACAAACGGACTTACAAAACCTTTCAAGTGCATCTATGTTTTTTGGAGCATCATTAACTAATGCTTTTCGTAAAAGCATGGATGAAGGGGCCGACTTTGGAGATGTACTAGGAAAGATGCTAGAAGATGTAATTAAGCAACTACTAGCAGCGGCGGCGGCGGCCTTTGCTTTATCGGTTATTATGGCTAGTTTTGGAATGGGCGGTTTCGGATTAGCGAAAGGCGCGAGCTTTAGCCAATTATTTACGGCTGGATTTGGGAATATGTCAGGACTTGGATTAAGTAGTAGTAATTTAGGTATGAATGGAGGTTCCAATAAAATGTCCATTCAAAGCGGTGAATTTAGATTACAAGGCGATACAGCTTACAGACAGATACAAATAGGAACTCAGAATAATAATAGGTGGAATAATGGCGGGAATTAGAAGTAGATACGAGTTTGATAGTAGGGACGGCGCTGAATATCGCGTAGATATTTATGATGCTAATTTTACAGGGACAATCCATACATTTAACGCTGGTCAGGGGTTTAATTTAGACTATGAAAGCGAAGTAAATAAAACTATATTTTCAGAGGTTATATTCAGTAAGGCTAATATTTACATTGTTATAAATAATGATGACGATTTAACCGAGTTAAACTATTTAATAGAAAACCAAAGCGAGGAATTTATAGTAGAGATTTACCGCAATAGCTCTATTTTTTGGAGAGGTATAGTCCTACAAGATTTGATACAAAGAGAAAATAGAGCTTACCCGTTTATTGTTAATCTTTCCGCAACGGACGGATTAAAGAGATTAGAGGCTATTGAGGATGTCTATAATACAGAAATAGCTTTAAGTATTGTCAGAGGTTTAAACTTCCTTATAAAGCAAATAGGTTTAGATGACAATATAGGAGCTACGGACACCCTAATTAAAACCGCAAATAGATGGTATGAAGATGTTATGCCCGCAAAAGGAACGGGTATTGATCCTTTAAATATTACCACTCTCCAAAATGCACAATCAAATTATGAGATTGAAAACGTAAATGGGGATATTAAATATTTAAACTTACTTGAGCAATTAAGAGATATTTGCAAAACCTTTAAGATGCGTTGCTTAATGGTTAATGGCGTTTTTCATTTTATCCAAAATGATCAATATGCCGAGGGTGTTTTATACCTTCATTCTTATCCAAAAAACTATCCCACATCTTCTGCTACGGTTACAACTTTTGATCCCGACGTAGTGCCAATTATTGAGGCGGGTGGGGTATTTAGTTATACGCCTGAGGTTGGCATTGTAAAAGCAACTCAAGATTTAGAAGATGGGGGGCGCATCATAAATTATACTTATCGAGGCGATTGGCAAACTAAAAGGACTTTAGCGGCTATTGTTGCATTCAATAGTCAAACACAAGTAGAATTAGAATTTTTATATGGCCCAGTTGCTGAATGGGCTTTTATGGGAACAGTAGGTTTAGGTTTAAAGGCAGACTTTGAAATAAAAATTATTTTAGATGCAACTTATTACCTGACAAATAAAACAGGCCAATTAACATGGAGTACAACTAGCGCAGATGTAGTTTTAATACGCACAAATAATGTTTATACAGTTCCGGTAGTCGGTGGCGCTAATGTAATTG